GTGATGCACTCCATGCACTGCGTGCAGTTTTCCGGGATGTAGACGGGCGTCTCGCGGCGCGCGACATACTTGGACTGCGTGGCACCGGAGCCGGCGCCCATGACGCCGAGCGATGCGAACGCGCCCGAGGGCTGTCCTGCAGGACCTGCCTCGCCCGCGGGGCCCGGCGGACCCTGCACCGCGTTGTCCGCGATCAACTGCGCAGCCAGCGTGGCCTGATCCGCCAACAGTGCAGCCGCGATGCTCGGCGATTCCGCCTCTCGTCCGACGAACAGTACATGCCCGTCGCGCAGCAAGTGCGTGCTCACGTCGAGCGGCTGCGGCAGCCCGTTCAACCAGTCGGCTACCCGGGACTCGAAGTCTTGGTAGCCGGACCAGAATGTTCTGACGTGTACCATGTTCACGATGGCTCCACGGTCAGGCCCACTGTGCATCGGCAATTCGGGTGCGCAGGCGGACCCTCGATGCGGTCCCCTGCGACATCGAACGATTCACCGAGCGGCACCGTCACGCCGTCCATCGGTTCGCAGATGGGGCACAGCCGATCATCCGGCGTGGTGATCCACTCCTGCGATTCGTTCCCTGTGAGCAATCCTTCTTCGGTCGCCTGTTCCCACGCGAGCTGCTGCCCAGCGTTCGAGGCGCGAATCGTCTCCGTCCGAGCGATGAGCTCAGCCCGTTCCGGGTCGCCGATGAGTTCGCCAATCTCCTTGGCCAGATCGTCCACCGTGAACTGATCCTCGAACGCGGACTCCACGAGATCGCGGATGCTGTCCCGCGTCGTCTTGCTGATACCCTCGATGGTCTCAGCCGCGTGTTCCGCGATCCACTTGAGTACTGCGGGGTTCGTCTTGTCGAACGCGAAGCCGTCATCCGCGAAGCGCGCATTGGTCGCAGCTCGCATCTTGCGCAGGCGATTGGCAGCCACGGACCCCGACGCACTGATCACGGTCTTGAGCATCTTGACGAGCGCGGGCTCAAGCACCTTGGACGACGCGGTGATCGCCTCGGACACCAGGGACATGACTTCCTGCTCGTCCTTCGCGGTGAGCGCGGCCTTCAGTGCAGCACCGAGCTTTCGCTGACCCGTGGTGAACGCCTTCCGGATCGCCTTCATCAGCGCCTTGCGCGATGCGTCCGCGGCCTTGTGCACTGCCTTCCACGCAGGCGCAGCCGCCTGACGATCCGGCTCGGGCTCCGGCTCTTCCTGCGGCTCGAGCGGCGGCAGGCCGAGGAAGTGCTCACGAATCTCGTCCACGGTGACGACGATCTCGCCCTGCGCCTGGTTGATGCCGGCCGCCTTGGCCGCGATGTCGACTTTCTCCTTCTCGTCCCGCGTGCGCAGCTGCGACCAACGCACCTCGTACTGTGTCGGTGCCGGCAGTGCACCGAGCTCGATGAGGCGGTCGATGAGCGGACGCACCACGCGAGGGTCCGCGAAGTCTGCGCGGCGTGCCTCGATGCGCTGGTAGTAGTTCGTGCTGTCCTGTTCCGCTGCGAGCTTCGCCTGCTCCGAGCCGAGGAGGACACGGAGCGGGATGCCGACCGCGCCGCAGATCTGTTCGAGGACGGCCTTGGACGGGCCTTCGAAGTTGGCGACGTCCGAGCCGAGCGTATTGATCTTCATTCCGCGAGTGCGCAGCATGCGCTTGTAGCCGTGGACGAACTCATCCACCTGCGACTGCATCCGCGCCAGTTCCTCATCGTCCGCCTTGATGGTCGGGTCGATGTCGAACTGCATACCCTGATCCGCACGCCGCCAGAACGCCTCCGCGCCACCACCCGTCACCTTGTCCAAGTCATCGAGCAGGTTCCACACTCGCTCGAGACGCGGCTGCCCATACGCTTCGTGGTCGATGGTGTTGTCCGCGACATGCACCACGCGAGTGTAGTGCACCACGCGGGCGATGCTCATGGACTTCGAACTGTTCGCGGGCGCGGGTGCCTTGCGCTGCAGCGTGTACTTCGTCGGCCACCCGAAGCGCGCTGACGCGGGATCGTCATCGTACTCCTGGATCTTCGCGTCATCTTCCGCGTAGACCGACAGGTACTTGATGTCCTGCGCGGACGCACGCTCGAGCGGCAGGTGCAGTTCACCCGGCGCACCGATGACGATCACCGCGTAGTGCCCGAGGCCTGCGAGTACGTCGAGCTGCCGCAGCTTCGGCCAGATCTTGATGCGCTGGTTGAGCTTCTCGAACTCCGCCTCAAACGTGGTGAGCGTGTCGGGGTCCGCGTCCTCGATGATCTCGCCGCCTCCGCGCCAGGTGTCGTCCGGCTTGCACTCGACCAGACGTGCGCTCAGGCCGCCCCGTTCGTACCGGGCGCGGTAATCCTCGAGGGTGAGGACGCGCTTGTAGCCGAGCGCCGTATACAGGTCGCGGGCACCGCCGAACGTGATGCCGGCCTTCATGGCCAGCGCCGCACGGGCCCACCACCGCGTGTCTTCCGACAGCGTGCGCAGCGTGGTCTTCTTAGTGGCCATGATTCACCAGCTCCGTGACATGCCCGTAGGCGTCAGTCAAGTTCAACGTCCAATACCGCACTGCTTCCGCGTCTTGCTTGCGCAGGAACAGTACAGCATCCCGCGGGTCATAGGACCACTTCTTCTTGTCTCGCTTGCCGGTCCAATACTTCGGGCCGTCGATCTCGATCATCCAGCCCAGGGATTCAGTTCGCCTTGGGAAGACGCTCATACAGCCTCATGACTGCGTCACGAAACTCCTCGAGGTTCACTCCCTGATTCTCCGCAGCGTTCATGGCGCGCAGTGATACGGTCAGCATCGCGGAGTACGCTTCTGCGGGCGTGGTCGTCTCTCGCGATGCGACCAGCATCATGCCGTCAAGCGCACCCTCCACGAGGCGGTCCACGACATCGCGCCGGACGTTCTTCACCACGTCAACTTCCCCGGCAGCTCCGGCTCCTCGAGCAGCAGTGCGTTGAAGGATGCGCTCGAGCCGTCCACCTGGTCATCATGATCGCCCGTCGGGAAGTTCGCCAACTCATCGAGGTACTTCTCGTTCCATCCCGCGAGCAGGAGGCAGACGTTGCCCGCCTCGCACTGCGAACGGAAGGGCTTGCTGCGGGCGATCTTCGACTTGCTCACCGGCACGCCCGCGTAGTCGAATCCTTTGAGCGCCTTCGCTCGGGCGTCGATGACGGTCTTGCCGGACGCGCCGCCCTCGCGCTCCTCCCGCTGCGAGACACGCACGCCGTCCATGCGCGTGGTGTTGAGCATCAGCGCGTCCACGCCCGCAGGCGTCAACTGATCGCGCACCACGTCGAGCACGATGAACTTGCCCGCCTCGTACTCGGCCATCTTCACGCCGACAGTGTAGTCGCCTGCACCCTCGGTCGCGGCCGTGTCCCATCCCCGTGCGATGCGCCGCAACGTCGCAGGCGCAGCGTCCACAATCTTGAACCAAGCGCGCTTGAACTTCCCGCCGCCTTCCGGCGCGGGTCGCTGCTGCAGCTGCCCGGCCGTACCATACGCGAGGAGGTCGCCTTCGAGCTTGGCCACCTTCGCCTCGGGGATGAGTGCAGGGAAGAGCAGCTCGCCCGGGGTGCGGCGCACGTCCCGCGGGTCGGGGATGTGGCCCGCGTCTCCGTCCTTCTTGGGGCGGTACGCCTCGTATCGCATCGGGAAGCAGACGTGCTGCGCGTTGCCGCGCTTCAAGATGTGCCCCGACAGATCTTCCATGTGCAGACGCTGCATGACGACGATCACCACCACGCCTCGCGTCATACCTCGCGAGGACAGCGTGCGGTCGAACCAGTCGTTGCAGGCCGTGCGTTCCGTGTCGCTCTCCGCCTGTGAGGCCGTGAGCGGATCGTCGATGATGATGTAGTCGGGGTGCTCGCCGGTGCCCACGCCGTCAACGGACGTCGCAATGCGCCAGCCGCGCTCGTCGGTGTTGAACCGCGTCTTGGTGTTCTGGTCCTCGACCAACTTGAACGGCCAACGCGACTGGAACCACTTGGACTGGATGATGTCGCGGACACGAAGATTATCGCGCACCGTGAGGTGCAGGCCGTAGCTCGCGGTCAGGAACCGCTTCTGCGGGTCTCGGGCCCACATCCACGCCGGCCACATGACCGAGATGAGAATCGACTTGAGCGTGCCCGGCGGAATGTTGAACACCCATCGGTCCGCGGGCTCGAGCCCAAGGCCGATGTCCTGCAGGACCTTACAGATCGCCTTGATGTGCCAGTTCGGGATGAAGGGCTGAGAGGGTTCGATGATCGGCCACGCGGCCTGCACGAACGAGTAGAAGTCAAACGCGAGCGCGTGCTTCTCCAGGTCGAACGCTATCCGGTCCGCATCGGCAATGCCGAAGCGAAGGAGTTCCGGCTCGGACAGTTCAGTGTGCATGGCGTCAACTCGGTACCCTCCTTCATGTCGTGCCCTCATGCCCACATCGGGCATGAGGCGTCCCACTTTGGGGTTAGCCGCCAGCGTCGAGTGATGCGAGGTAGGCGCGGTACGTAGCGTCCTGCTCGAGCTCAGCGATCATCGCTTCGAGCTCAGCAGGCGTCAGTCCGTTGCCGAAGATGCCGCGCAGTGCACTGGCTGCGGCCGTGCCCAGCTCAATACCCAGCGGGACGAGGATGCGGATGATCTCGATGGCCGCGCTCACCTGTGCAGGCGTCATCGGATCACCTCGCGCAGTGCATCCAGCGCGACCCAGTAGGACTGTGTCGTCGGGGTGCGACGGACCGGCGCGCCTGTCACGGTGAGTGCACGAACCGCAACCATAGCACGTTGAAGGATTGGCTCAGTGGTTGATCCAGTGCGAATAGCACGGGCCAACTCCGCTTGTGCGGTGAAGGCCGCGACGAACTCACGAGCCAAAGTGGAATGCCGCACGGTGGTCAAACCGACGGATTCGGAAAGTGCATTGCAGATGGTGACGGGGATGCGGGCCTCAGCTGCAGCGCCGTCACACAGGGCGCGCTCGGCGTCCTGGAAGGCGGCCAGACGACGCTCGAGGTCGAGCCCTGAGGTCAAGGCCTGAGGAGGTCGCGCTGTCGCGCAGGCGACCGCACAGACGACGAGAACGAGCGCCAGCCATCGCTTCATCAGTGGGTCACCTGTCCCTGTCCGGTCTGTCGCGAGCGCAGTGAATCCTTGAGCGCCTTG